TCATCTTCTGGCATCAGGTCAATGGCCATGCCATCAATCCCAATCACCACATCATCAGGGTTCTCGATGATGATCTCCACTGCGGGTGTGTCATCTTGAACGATGTCCGAGAAATCAATACCCTGTGGGGCTTGGGCGATAGACGAAACCATGCTGCTCGTTGCCATGTCAATCCTTAATAGAAGGCGGTTTTGCGCCGGAAATAACGCTGCTCTTCGGGCTCATCAGACTCAATCTGAATAAAGCCACCCCTTCTGAAGCGAAGCAAGGCTTGGCTTGTCGAGTCAACAAGGTCGTCATGCTCGCCATTTGGGAACGCGGCCAACTCTTCCATCAACTCATCTGCCCATCGGGTTTCAGGGCACCAAACAACTCCAGAGGCAAAAAGGTCCGAGATAGCGTTTACACGCGCAATCTTATCGCTTCCTTTGCCCGGTGTGTACTCTTCCAGCAAGATTCCTGTCTGGCGAAGCTCGTAGATCAATGGCGCACCAGCGGCCTTCTTTTCCACGATCAAGGTATCGGGCTCCCATTCCTTGTACATCTCAAAAGCTTTTTGTTTAAGCTCGGGAAACTCCATTCGAGCTTTAAACGCATCCAAGCAAATGATGTTGGTCTTCAAATTACCCTTGTCATCGGGATGATCAAACACACCCCACGTTGTACAAGCTGAATAATCTGCCCTGTTTGATTTTTCAAAGGCGGTATCCCAGCTTTGAATGATGTAATCGCACTGCGGGGCGGTGTCAGACTCCCAAACCCGCCAATGTTCGCGCTTGATAATCGCGCCTTCTTCGGATGTGGGGTTTTGTTGGTACTGCGCCTCCCATTTAGAAACGGGAATTTCGGCTTTAATGGCCTCAAGCTCAGTTTTCTTCCAAAATCCGGGCCATAAAGGGGTTCCGGACGGCAAAATCGCGGGAAACTCAATCACTTCCCAGTTATCCACGCCCTCTTTTGAGGCATGTTTGAGAATCTGCCCGGTTAAATCTCTCTTGGACCAACGAGTCATCACAATAATGATGGCTCCGCCGGGTTGTAAACGCTGACGAGGGCCTGATGTGTACCACTCGTACACATTATCGAAGACTGCGGGGTTTCCCTGCTTAGCTTCCTGCTCAGAATGCGGGTCATCAATGATTAACAGGTCCGCGCCTTTACCCGTTACAGCGCCTCCAACGCCGATAGCGAAGTAATCACCTCCGGCATGGGTGTTCCAGCGACCTGCGGCCTTTGAATCAGAGGAGAGTTTGGTGTCAAACACCCGGGAGAAGGCATCGGAGGAGACCAAGTTCCTCACCTTGCGGCCAAAACCAACAGCCAGTTCTGCGGTGTGAGCAGTCTGGATGATCTTCTTCTCCGGGAACTTACCCAAGAACCAAGCCGGGAGAAGAAACGAGGCAAACTCAGACTTGGTGTGCCGAGGAGGCATGTTGATGATGAGTCTCTTCAGCTCCCCCTTGGCCACTCGCTCAAAAGCATTGGCCATGATCTGGTGGTGCTTGCCTGAAATGAACCCGGGCCACATGTGGGAGGCATAGTAGATGAAGGACTCTTTGCACTTCTCCACCCGGTCGTACTCGAGCAGCATCATGATCTTGGCACGCTCAAGCTCATCCACCAAAGGGATAAGAGCTCGGTAATCTTCCACCTCCTTGCGAGTCATCATAGCGAAGCGACTTCCCGAACACTGCGGTCGATAACCCGGATGGAGTTGAACTGGTACGGCTTCACCGCCACCATTCCCTCCTCCTTCAGCTTATGGATGATCCGGTGGATGTTGGACTTACTCTTCATGCCCAATCCTCGGGCAATGACGGAATACGACGGCGCTACACCATGAAGCTTGATGTACGCCTTAATGAAGTCCAGAACGAGTTTGTGTTTATCAGGCATCTTCACTCCTTGTCTCAAGCCTTCTGTATAGCGAAGACAACCAGAACCTCATCTGCCCGTCATCCATCTTGAGGAGCTTGTGCAAATCTTCAGACTCAAGAGTCACTGCGTTTACACGCAACGCCATCAAGGCGCATCCAACACCCTTTTCCAAGGTCTTTCCATCCGATAAGGTCAGTATCATGGCGAGGAGTTTAAACGCAAAAACGAACGTTCGCAAGAACCTTTCAAAAATTATATATACCCCCCGGGGGTGGGGATTTGGAAGGACATGGGGGTGGTCTGCTTATGTGGGAAATGTGATGGGATGTGTGGATTACAGCGTAAGCGGGAGCGGGGCCGTCAGCCGCCACAAGTGGGGGTGGGGGGCCGGTGGGGTCGCCATCCCAGCCGTTTACACGCACCGCCTACGCCTCACCCCTGATGACCGTTGCCCTTCCCCATGCCTCTTCCCCCCTTGCGTTTACACAGCCTTGGTCTTCAATGGCTTCAGTGGTCTCACGTTGTCCAAGAGCTTGAGATGCCCTGAGAGTTCCTTCCTCAACTGCTCTGCGCTGACCTTCTCCACGGTCTCTGCGCCCTGTGGTTGGAACATCCCTGCGGCTCTTCCCATGAGTTCCAGAGCTTTTAAACGGGAGCCTTCCTGCTTGCCTCCCTTGCTAAGTGCCAACAGTTCCTTCAGTACATACCGTTTCGTTGCCGCTGTGTCCTCTGCCAGCACCTCGACTGTCTCTCCCCAAGCCTCTTGAAGAGTCTTCTGTATCCGTTCATCCCTGCTCAACCTGTATGCGCTGGATGTGATGACCTGATCACTGCCTTTGGCGTTTGGGTATGCATCCCTGTAGGCTTGTCTCATCGTCTTCCCTTGGATCATCCCCTTTGTAAACTCCATTTGAGGTGCTGTCAGTGGCTTTGGTCTGCTGTATGCATCTGCTCCTTTTGGCTTTCCATCTGCTCTTAGTGGTGGAGGGCTTGCGTGAGCGGCTAACCGTTCCGCTTCGCTAAGGTCTGCCTGTTCCTCCCAGCCTTCGCCCTCATCCATGTCCACTGCTTCCAGTGCCGCCAGCAGTTCGTCTTTGCTTGCCCGTCCGGGCTTTTGTGTTTCGCTCATCGCAGTTCCTTTGTGGTTTCATACAGGCTGTTTAAACATCCAGCACCGTTCGCACGTTGGATGCTATCAGAGCCCCTGTGACCTGTCCATGCTACCCATGCCCCAGCCATCCCCCGATCATCCGTTTAAACCACCTCTGCAATACGTTAGTACTCATGAGGTTATCCACACAATCCACAGCTCCCTGTGCATAACCCGACTTATCCACAACCACCTGTGGAAACTGTGGATAACTTTCTGTTAACTTTATTATTGCAGGCAGGCATTGCTGGCGCTGTTTACACCGTACCCATACTCACCCCGCCTGATGGCCCTCCAAGGCCTTGTAGACCCTCTCATTGGTTGGTCTCCCAGTGCTGTTGACCCCCTCTAATAAGAGCGCTGATTCCAAGGGCTTGGCCCTCTTGATGTCCCTTTGATCACCCTGTATCTGGTATGCCTTCGGCTGGCCCTCGGACTAATAACCCTACGGTTTGCTCGGGTTTGTATTGACAGGTGTTTACACACTAGTGATATCATTCGTCCATGCACTAGCAATGGTGCAGTGAACGGCCCACGATAAGGTCGGTCTGAGGCGAAACCCAAGGGAAGCTTGGGAGCAAGTCAGACAGGGTTATGCCCTGTAGCTGTCCACCGTGACGCTAGATAAAACATCCCATATGAGATGCCAATGTCAAGCCCACCCTGTGGGCTTCTCAGTGCCATCTTGCACTTAACTGGAGATCACCATGTTCTACGCAAAACCATCCATTGATTGTGAAGTGTCTGTCGTTGCCTACAACGGTCGCAGTGTCCGCACCGCCCGTACAGAGGCTGTGATTGACGGTCTGATCGTGAAGATCACAGAGAAATACGTTCACATCAAAGCATACCGGGACGGCAAAACTTGGATCGCCCCCCGCCATCACTTCGCCGCCTGACATTTCAGCGGTCAGCCCTACGGGGTTGACCAGTGCAATGTCGCACTACTGGAGAGACCATGCAAAAACTCATTGACCAATACCGTGCCAACCCCACCGAAACCAACGCCATCAAGCTGTTGGCCTATGACCGCAAGCACCCCTTTGCCTCCATGCTGTTGACCAAAGAGGACACCCTCTTGCTGGCCCGACTGATGGTTGTTGAAACACTGGGAGCCTGATCATGGACACATTCACCGCAGTCGGAATCGCCGAGGGCTTCATCGATGTAGATGATGAGGAACAAGAGGCGCTGGCATGGCAGACCCTGATCGACACTGGTCTGGCGTGGCAACTACAAGGCTGGTTTGGGCGCACCGCCCAGCGCCTGATTGAGATCGGGGTGTGCCAACCCCCTCAGCACAACTGATGAGGCCTGACTGGCCGAAACCCCTTCGGGGGTCTTGTGCAACGTACTTGGAACCCATCATGCAAATCACCACAGTCCTGTCCCCCGCCGCCGTTGTGGACACCCTCAAAGCCCAAGCCCAACAGGCCAGCAAGAATTTCATCAAGAACCCCAATGCCTTCCACTGGAACAGGCAAACCCAAACCGCCTTTGTCTACCAACAGGCTTACTACTTCTTTGGGAGCGTGACCCGAACCCAAGAGCAAAAGTTCAACCTGTTGGTTGCCCTGTCCCGTGACCCTGATGGCAACTGGGGCGATGCCATCTGCCAGTCTGCGCTGGGCGTGTCCCTGATCTCTGCCTTGCGTGAACACGCCAACTGCCCATGACACTCATCACCACACTGGGCCGAGCGGCTTTGTACCGCAAGGAAAGCTACAACCACCGCACCACCCCTCTGATTGAGTGGGTTGTGCGTGTCGGTGACATGACGGTGCGTGAGTGCCGCACCAAACGTGATGCCATGACATGGCTCACCATCTACAAAGACTAATTCCAACTGGAGACCCACTATGAAGATCACTGTTTACACCGACCCCGGCCACGGCTGGGGTGCAGTCAAACGCACCGTACTGGCAGACCTCGGCATCGCCAACAGGGTGACCGCCTATTCGTACCAGCGTGGGCAGTCTGTCTACCTTGAAGAAGACTGCGACCTGTCCCTGCTGATCGGGGCACTGCGTGAGCGC